AGGTTTAGTTAAACAATTGAATTTGATACCTTCGTCATCAAAAACAACTTGTTCTCCATGATCTGCAAAATCTTCTTTTTCTTCTTTATAGTATCCAACAATAGGAGCACCTCTTAAGGTCTTTGCCATATCTGCGGCAACATCTTTAGTAATATAACTATGATTTCTATTTTCTCCTACATATAAAACCTTAATTTCACATTTAGACATTAAAGGATTAATATCTAAAGGTTGAAGATTTATAAATTCAGGAGAACTTATTGTTGCAATAGATTGATGCATCATAGTATATTCCTCCTTAACTATAATTATATTATTTTTTGTTTAATAAAATTATTATTTTTTGTCCTAAGATTGACTTTCTTTATTTTGAATAGTCTTCTCTGTTACATCTTCACCCTTAGATTCATTAGTAGGTCTTCCAGAACCTTCATTGTTTGAACCACCATTTCCGCCATTAGTTTTATTTTGTTGATTAACTCTATTTAAAACATCACTGTTCATTGTACTAGACATCATAGGTGGGATAAATACATTAACTAAGTCTAAAACATCATTTTCAAAATATGCATTCGCAAGTATTGAACTTTGAGATTGACCAAGTGCAATTTGTGCTAATAATTTACTATAACCTAATTGCATTTGTTCTTTATACATCTTAGCTAATTCTTTATAATTATAAATTGTTGTTGTAAGAATTTGTATTCTATAATAAATTCTCTTAGGTGCTGTATTAAACTTATTTATTAAATAATTTAAGAAATTCTCAAATTGTAATAACAAGTTATACATAGATGCTTCATCATTTAATATTGATTTTTCTAAAGCAATATTACCATCAGTGTTGAATTGCATTTGAGAAACACCTGCTTCATTATAAACAGTTCTTTCTACTTTCTCTAAATCATCAACACTTGTAGTTGTATTTTTATCAGACATATCCGCAACATCTACGTCTGCAAAAGTCGTTAATACATCTATACCAATTGCCTTGCTTAACATATTTACAGCATTATTATGTAATTGTTGAGCTTCATCAACATCAAAGACTAAATCCCCATTTTTGTCTACTGGCATCTTTTGAATGATTATCTTTAATAATCTTTGAGCCATTTTCTTTCTGTCTAACTCTTGTGCGGCGTCTAAATCTATAATAGCAGGGATTACCGCAATAAGAGCTGGGAAATCTTCCCCATTCATATTAAATTTTATAGTATTTTTTACTTCTAATAAATACCATCCTGAAGTATCTCCTTGATAATCAGGTACTAATTTACCTTCTTTATAAAGAATATATCCCTTTTTAAATTCTTTAGGGAATAAATTTAATACTTTCATTTTTTGATTAGCGTCTTTAAACGTATCATCAAAATATTTCATATTAAATTCTACAACAGGTCTTCCATTGACTTTAAATCTAGAGCGACAATATTTAACTGGAAGTTCTTGTATTTGAACTCTATCTCCTTCGTCAAGGATATATCCATAGTAACAACCATTTCTAAGTACCTTTAAAGCAACATCTCCTAAGTATTCTTTTACTCCGAAATTATCAAAATAATTTAAAACCTTATGAAATGTTTCTAATACTTTAGTATCTTTTAATTTTTCATCATTAATATAAGGCGTTACCATTCAATCATATCTATACATATAAGCTAGATATTTTACTAATCTTTGATAAATTCCACTAACTCTATAAAAGAAATTAGATACATCTCTCATATAATCTAAATCATTTTGAGCTATTGCTCTTTGAATTTCCCTTTTATCACAAAGTCTAGGATTAACTTTTTTTAATGGTGCAATATCTTCTAACGTTGCATCTTTTAAAGTTTGTAAACCAACTTTGATTTTAGAAAAGTCAATAGGAACATAGTTTTCATATGGATCTCTGGTGTCATTAGAACTCATTTGAAACCCTTTTTTCTTAATTTCTTGCATTCTATTATTTAACACTATAGACACCTTCCTTTACTTTTTCATCAGTATACTGTAATAATTAAATTCCTCCAAGAGCGTAATAAGCATTCATAATGTAGTCATAGTTAACAAAACTTTCATCTGTATAAGGGATTGCAACTAAAATTATATTATGTTTACGACAATATTCTCTTTTAAGCATATCATTGTATTGTTGTTTTTTTAATCCACTATTGCCACCAAATTTACTTTTAGCAATATAGTGTTGTATGCCTTGATATTCAATTAAAAACATTAAATTATTTTCATCATCAAATACCGCAAAATCAAATCGTAAAGGTCTACCATTAGAGCTGTATAAATCTGAAAAAGAATATTCTTCAGTAAAATTTAAACCAGACTCTTGTAAGATTTCTTCAATCTTTATTTCTCCACGACTAGCTCGCATCTTATTACCTCCTTATATGAAAACATATACGGATATGTATAATATACTGTAGTCCCATTCATCATGTTTCTACTTATTTATAAAAAACTTCTTAAATATATGACTATATTTTGCCCAGCTTTTATTTATTAGTAAAGAATATCATATCCGCAATATTTCTCTTTTTTCTTCTCTTCTTTCTATCTTCTTCTTGTTTTATATAATAAAGTCCATATTCAAAAGCAGAAAATTTATCTTTAGGAATACTTCTACTAGATTGTTTTAAAATAATATTAACACCTTCATTTTCTTCTACTAAATTAAGCATTTGTTCTCTTAAAATTGTAGTTAAAGTAAAAGGCATTAAATATTCTGCACGTTTATCTGCGTCCATATTTTGTCCTACTTTTGTAGACATTAATTTAACTTTTGCTTGACCTTCATCAATTAAAAATTTAATTTTACCACTAAACAATTGAGTTTGAACATAACTGTGTGCTTCTGTATTAATTGGAGTGTTTGCTTTTATTAAGAACATTGCATCCTCTTCTACTCCTGGACCTTTTATTTTTTTATAAGGTTCAACAGCATCTTCTGAAGTTCCTCCAGATACACCAAATGGAGGTAATTCTTCTCCTGTCTCTGGATCCATTTGTCCTTTTGTCATAAAATCAATTAAACCTGCACCAAGACCGTTTGCATCAATAGCCACTTGTTTTGCTTTATATTTGTAATATAATTTCTTAATAAGAATAGCTTGTTTTTCAAAATCTTCAGCCTCATAAGAATATAAATTTACGAGCGTCTTTAAAGCGGCCCCTTGTACTTGAGGTGTTACTTTAAATATACAAACTTCGGAAGTACATTTAAAACGACCAACGTCTACTCCAAGTATATAATAAGCACTTTTACTACTTCTACCACTAAACTCATATTCAGGTTGTAATAAAACTCTATGTTTATCAAATTTTTCTGCAGAGAAATAAGCATTTTCTGCATCTCCAGACCATTCAGATTCGTATTCACGTGCAAAAGAACTATCATTATAAGTTCCATCTAATTTTAATTCTTCAATAAAAGATTTTTTTAATAATTTTTCCATTACTGGAACTCTTCAAGTTCCTCCAAGTACTACCGCCTCAGATGGTTCTATAATTTGTTGAATAAGTATTTGAATTAACTTTTCATAAGCGAAACTATTTTTCCAACCTGCAGTAGTTACATAAATTTGAGATTTATTAACAACCTCTTCTTCAATTCTACTACCATCTGCTAATCTTCTATCAACGTTCATTGTTGGAATAATAACTTCATTTAGTAATGTTTGATCTATTAAGATACACTCTTCCATTAAGCCCCCAGTAGCACGTTTACCACGGGAACTTTGTTGAGCAGCCATAATATCTAACTTACTACCATTTTTAAATCTATATTCAACCATATTTTTACTAGCTTTTGTTTGTCCTCTTGTTCAGTCTATTTCATTTTTTAGACCAGGAATTAATTTACAAAGCTCTTCCGCTTTTTCTCTAGCGATTCCCGCAGCTTGTTCTTTTCCACCTGTTGTAACGAATAAGTGTGCTCCTGGGAATAAGACGCATCTAAGCATTAAAATTAATACTGATAAAAATGATTTAGAATAGGCACGAGGAAATGTAGCATAAGCATATCTATGGCGCATTACAGCTCTTAAAAAAACTCTCTGATAAAAGAATAAACTAAAATTTTCAGGGTTATTTTCACCACATAAAAATTCTACAAACATATCTGGATATTCACGCCAGAAAGAAATATATTGTTTTATCTCAGGTAAGTTTTCTTTTATTCTTTCTTCAGATAAGCCAACTTTTTTAATAAAAGTTTTATTTTTTGATAATTCCATTAAATCAGCAAGAGCCATTATAATCCCTCCTGACTTAAATCCTCATTATCATCAATAGCAATATCTAAATCCATATCTTTTTGAGCTTCCATTTCATTTATAAATGCGGCATAATCTTCATCTTCAAGCTCGATTTGTCCATCTTGAGAGGCTGCTTCCGCGTCATTTAGCTCTTTTTGAATTTGAATTTTCTTTAAAGCATCTTCAATTTGTTGACCAAAACCTAAGTCTTGTGTAACTAATTTATGAAGATAATCATTCATATCTTTTAATGTTAAATCAACTTTATCTTGTGGAATATCAGTTGCGTATCTAGGAATAAAACCATCTCTTTCACATATAGCAACTAACTCTCCAACACTATCAACAAAATCATTTTTATCTTCTTTATTTTGAGCTGCTGTTAATTTTGCAGATTTTCTTAAACTATCTGATACTTTTGATAATTTTTGGAAACCATCTACATCTCCAATATCTAAAGATTGATTCATCTTAAGATTAGTTTTACAAATTAATATTAAAGTATTAATTGTATCAGCATCTTGAATATCAAATGACTCAGTCATTTCTGTATAAGTTTTTTCTAATTCAACTCATTCAGTAGGTTTATATAATCTACCTCATTTCATTGCTAAATATAGTTTATCATCTTCTGTTAAATCTGCTGCAGTATCTATTAATGCATCTTCAGACATATACGGATCTTGTACTTCCGCGGGGATAGAACCTGGCATCATAGGAGTTTGTCCCATTGGTTGCGCCATAGCTGCCGCATGTTTAGTTGTTGTTTGAGTTAACGTTTTATATTCAGCTTCAGATATTTCTCCAGCTTCATAACGTTCTTTTGCTTCAGCTTCTCTTTCTGCAACTTCTTGAGCAAATTGTTCTGCTTTTTTCGCAGATTCTTTTTGTAATCTTTCTGTATCAGCTCAACCATAACCACGTCATTGTTTTAGTTTCATTTTTGATAAATATCTACCAAAAACAGATTGGC